TGGTTTCCGTTCGCGGATTCTGCTGGTGCTGGTCGAACTGGATCAGATGTATTAAACGTTCCATTCGATGTTGAAGTAAAAGCCAGAGCAGGATTTGACCCTAAAGCTGCCATGAATCAACTCAAGCATAGAGAATCAGGCAAATTGGGATTCGCAGTTCTACGCTTAAATGGCCAAGGAGAATCACCAGAAGATTACTGCTGCGTGATAAGAATGGATGATTTAATGGGTTTATTCATCCAAGGTGGATATACTAGGAACTTGACACTAGAACCAGAGCGGTGCGACCAATATGGCCACTGGAAGATAAAGAACCAGGAGTGTCCTCAATGCCAGTCTATGAATTCCAATGCCTAGAGTGTTTAGTCATTCATGAGCATTTCATCCCATTTGGGTTAGAAACCGCTGATCCTATTCACTGCAACGAGCAGATGATTAAGCTCTTCACACCACCAGCCATTCACTTCAAAGGAAAAGGGTTTTACAAAACGGATTCTAGAAAATGATTATTTATGATTTCTTTTCTGGCACTGGTTCATCAACCAAAGCATTTGAGGATGCTGGCCACACAATTATCAGGGTTGAATTAGACCCTTACTTTGAAGCGGAAGAACGCGACATATTAAGCCTAACTGCTGATTCTTTAATAGCCAAATATGGCCAACCAGACTTTATCTGGGCAAGCCCACCATGCCAAAAGTTTAGTGTTGCTTCATTATGGAAATACTGGGCAAAAGGCCCTAATGGATCAATTCCTAAACACCCAGCAGTATTTGAAGCAATAGCCTTAATTAAACACACCATAAACCTTATGGATGAATTAAAACCAATTTAATGGAAGATTGGCTTTTGCATACATCTTTGGTGATTGTTGTAGTTTTATATTCATCTGTATTGGCGCTACTGCATAGGACGCAGAACTAAGCAATAGGGCGCCCGTAACACCTAACACGCAAGCTATCCGCGTTGCGGCTTGCGCTAAGCGCCTGAAGCGCTTTAGCAAGTTAAGTGTAATGGTCATGTCAAGTCCTTTCGGTAAAACCCCTGGTCAGACGGCGTGTCGCGGGGCTATCGATTGTCGGTTTTGTAGAAACCCTTTCCCTTGAAGTGAACGGCTGGTGGTGTAAAGAGCTTAATCATCTGCTCATTGCAGTGAATAGGATCAGCGGTTTCTAACCCAAACGGGATAAAATGCTCGTGGATAACCAAGCAGGTTAAGCATTGGAATTCATAGACTGGCATTGTGGACACTCCTGATTCTTAATCTTCCAGTGGCCATATTGGTCGCACCGCTCCGGTTCTAGTGTCAGGTTCCTAGTATATCCACCTTGGATGAACAAACCCATTAAATCATCCATTCTTATGATGCAACAATAATCTTCTGGGTTTTCACCTTGGCCGTTCAGTCTAAGCACCGCGAAGCCCAATTTACCTGATTCACGGCTCTTTAGTTGATCCATAGCAGCTTTAGGGTTGAACCCGGCTCTGGCTTTTACTTCTACGTCGAATGGCACATTTAGCACATCCGAACCAGTGCGACCTGCACCAGCAGAGTCCGCGAACGGAAACCACTGGCGCATATAATCGCTCACGATTCGTTGAGTTCGATAACCCCTATGCTTGCGGTGGTTTGTCATCTTACTCGACCAATATCTAATCGCTTTAGTGCTTCAACATTATCTTGGCCAAAGGCAAATAAACCTGTTGGCATAAATATTCCGTTGGTTGTTTGATGTTGATATATGAACTTTAAGTCATAAGGCAACATGGCTATGCCATCACAAACATCCCATAATTCCTTGAACCATTTAGCCTTGGAAGTGGGCAATAATGCTATACCATTAGCGTGATCGGTAAACTTTTTTACCCAAGGCTTTGATTGACTAAACGGCGGGTTCATCCAAACCCTGCCATTCCAATTTTTAACCAAACCATCATCCATTTTAGAATAATGATTTTTAGCGGGAATCCAGTCAATTCCGTTTTCTGGGGCGGCTACGTCCAAATCAAACTCCAAATCAAGTTTTTCAAATATCCAAGCTGGAGTATAAAATTCATCATTGGGTTTGTAACCATCTGATCTATTGCCCTGTAGTTTGATGTATTTACCCATTAACCGCATGACATTTCTCGCACTGCCACTGAAGAGGTGATAAACTCACTGTCCAAACTCCGTCATCCTGATTAGGGATTTCGTTACACATTTGGCAAATAAGGGTGGGTTTGTCGCCGTAGAATTCGATTGACCCATCCTCTCTGATTATTTCAACGTAACCCATCATTCAACTCCTTCTGGTAGTCGCCATTGACCTGTTGTTTTACTCATTACATACCAAATTGGATTGCAACTTGATCGTTCTCCTGGTCCTAGCTTCTTAGGACACATCGCACCGCGCCAAGGTTTTCCATTCTTGTTACCTTCGCGAATATTCATCTCACCATGGGCGCAAGTCGGAACTGGTTCAGCTTCTCCCAATACCGCTTGAACTAATTGAGCAGCTTCTTCTAGTGAAACTGGTTCTGGTGTTGGTTCTTTACCAACGAATTCATCCCAGGTATTTTCAACTGCTAATGGCGCGTTGGCTATCTTTTCGCTGGCCAAGTCATTAGTTAATCGAGCGACTTTCGCCATCTCTGATTGACTTGCTCTCTTGCCTTTAGCTGCATAACCTGCATTTGCAAGCGCCCGGCCAATTGCTGAAGTTTCGCAATTCTCCAACGCAGAAGTCGCATTAACGCCGCGATCAGAAACCTTCTCTTCAGCGTATCCTGTTGAGAACGGGACACTATCTGCAAAAGTGCGGTATATAGCCGCTCTAACAATAAATCTATCATTCGCAAAACTCTCCATAACTGTATCTATTCGGAAATCGGGATAGTCGTGAATAAACTTATCTAAACGTGATTCAACTGTTTCGTAGTTATCCAGGTTAAATGCCACTTAATACTCCTTGGGTTAAATTGCCATTGGTTTTTGCATATTCGATTTGCTGGTCTAATGAGAAATAAGTTCCATCAGCCCATTTTGATACATCAATTGCGCAGTCGTTACAATAGCTGCGAAGTCTGCCATGGGATTGTGGCAACTTAGAGTGAACTGTCCAGGATGCAGGTGTTTGCCCCTTTGGTGATTTTTTACCAAATCGGCTAGCGCAGTAATCGCACCAAACCCCAGGCTTAGCTTTAGCCAGCATCAAGATCATCCCAGTCCATAGTGGCCAGTTCTCCTGCGATAGTGGCGTAGTTGATAATGTCGAAGTAACTATCCTTATGCTCTGCTGACTCCGAGATACGACTGACTTTGACGAGTAACATGCAGATTGCGACTTCGTGAGGGTCGACTGGATAACCGAGATATTCCGACCAGAGCCGACCGATACGCAGCATAGAAACATTTGGTGTTCCATACTCAATATCTCTAGCGGTAGCAATTGCCTCTGCGCTTCTAAGGATTTCATCGCGCTTCATTCACTAACCTTTTGAGGAAATCTAAGCCATTTTCGGCCTTGTAAATAACCTTCGCGCTTACCAGCTTTGAATCCATGCCAATATGCAACGAATATAGCGATAGGGCTAATTGCTAATAAGCAACTCAATTCCCAATAAGTAAGTTCCATGATGCTCCCGTATCTATCCACAAGGGTTGTGAATAAGACAAGGGTTTCACCCTTTACTGGTTAAATCAACCTCATTAGGGCATATTTTGATAACGATTTGATAACGAAATCTTCTTCAAATCCCAGCCATTCTTCGCCGCAGCAGGAATCAGCCATAGCGTTTGCCTTCAAATACGAATGATCCATCTTTTTCAATATGAACTATGGTGTTCGTTACGGCTTTTTTGTCCACGTAAAACACTGCGAATGCCTGTTGCCAGTTAGCGACTCCCTTGGTATATCCAGCCTTCTTGAAGTCCATTAGATTGCCAACCTCAACCCCACGCAGAACACGCCCTAAAACGCCCCCAGAAGCCTCTGTGAAGGCCGATTGGCCCGCTCTGTGAGTATGTCCACAAACCACATTCTTGCCATGCCTACGAGCCGCTTCAAGGGCCGTTAAACCTGGTGTGGGCTTTACGCTGCCTTCGTCGCCATGAATGGCTATCCAGTCAGGCGCGAACTCTAGCGGTTTACGATGGAACTTAATACCCAATTCATCTAGCTTCATGAACTTTTCAAACTTCAATTCTGGTAATGCCAGGAATGCAGGAATCTTCTTCATAATGACGTTATAGAGTCGATCAGTATGGTTTGAACGAATCATGTCCGTTACTTGTAAATCCCACAATATCTCGATAGTTGCATCGCGGTCAGCTCCCAGTGATTGCTCGAACCATCCTGGAGTTCCTTCGGTCCATCGGCTGATTTGTGGCAGGTCGATTTCATCGCCAATTGTAATGACTTGATCTGGCTTGAATTTGCGGATAAAAGCCGCAACATTTCTAACTGCTCTTTCGTCATGATAGGGAACTTGCAGGTCCGATATTACGACAATTTTCTTCAAGTTTAGTCCTCATCCTCGAACTCTGAAGGATCGATGGTGTCAGGTATTTTTGGAAGAATCCAGTCAGGATAAGAATCTCTATCCATGATTAGAGCCATGGCAATATCAGTAGCGAAGCCAGCCTTGCGAAGAGCTTTGTAATACTCATTCAAACTAATGCACCAGGTTTCTAGGGCAGAATAAGTATCATCGATGACTTTCGTTTTTCTTGCCATGACGAAATTCTACTTTCTACTTAGGACAATAAAGAGTTCATCTACACGTTCTTCAAGTCGTGTCATTTGGTCTTTAAGTGAAGAACCAGAGTTCGGTTTCAATTCGCTTAGATAGTGTTTGATTAAGAAGTTAATCATGGCAGTTATACCGCCCAGAACTGTTGTTATCGCAACAAGGATTGCCGCGAAGTCTTGCCCTGACATTACTTCTTAGGAGTTGCGTATCCGAACACGCCCGCTAAAACCGCCCATAGAATTGCGCGATAGTCGATGTCGAAATTGGATGCAGCCCAAGCTGATAAGAATGCGCCAGCGGTTAGAACTAATGGATTTTTGATATTCATTCTTCTCCTAGGATTGGTAATTTGAACTTGCTTTTGTCTTGATCTCCCAGTGGTGTGAAGCTGATATGAATATGGCTGGTGTGTGGGTCGCCCGAATACTTGCGCCATTTCCAGAACATAATTCGACTTGCTATCTTGCCGTTGTAAATCACATAACTTATTCTCTTATCCGTTTTGCCCAAGAGTCTAAGTTGATTTGCCAAATAGTATGCGTTATTGGCTGGCCCACCCAGGTCGCTATCAACATCGATGGCACGAACAACCCCCGATGGTGAAGCAGGATTATGATCCGACTTAGTTGCTGAATGGCGAGAATCTCCGATCCATCCATCCGAACGCTTATCTCTATCTGGGAAGGAAGCATTTATCTGGCGACGTAGAGTTTCGCCAGACTTACTCAGGAATGGTTTCATCGATTACCACTGGAGCGTAATTAGGCTCTGGCGCGATAAATTCTTTATCTACGAATTTCCAACCTGGGCAGACTTCATCTCCACATTCAGTTGCTTTAATCTTTGATTCTTTGATAAACGCTGAATCTGCAACGATTACATTCACCACTTCATCATTTTCTATAATTGCGAATCTAGGCAAAATACACCACCCTTACTAATCCATCAGCTCCGTTGCCGCCTGTTGTTGAAGTTGCGCTTAAAAACGCTACTGCTCCACCGCCGCCGCAACCTGTATTTGCTACCGCCGCTCCGCCGTTAGTTACTCCAGCAGTTGAACGGACTCCACCATCTCCAGCATATTGAGAGCCACCTTGAGCGGTTGCTATTAAAGTTCCAGAATAAACGAATCCACCACCACCACCAGCTCCGTATCCATTAACTCCGGGGCCGCCAGTTGCCTGAATTGAAGCCACTCCAGTATTAGAACTAAGCCGTCCTGCGCCGCCTTCTCCGTTAGTAGGTGTTGAAGCAGTAGGAGTAAAACCTAAACTGAAATTAGCACCGCCGCCGCCACCTGCGGCTCTATTTATCGCGCCATTATTTCCAGCACCGCCGCCACTACCGCGAGTTTGTGTAACTGTTGCGACTATTGAAGCTCCTAGCGCAACTCCATCGCCACCTGCGCCGCCATAACATTTAATTAAAGAAGTTGCACCATTAAGAATTTCAGAGAATCCGCCATTACCACCAGCGGTAGCAGCAGCCCCACCAGTGCCTTTTGCGCCAATTGTAATTGTGTAAGAAGTGCCAGGAGTTACATTCAAATCAATTTCTTTTACTGCTCCACCGCCACCGCCACCGCCTTGCGAGTATTCCGTTACTAATTGACTTGTGCCGCCACCGCCGCCACCTGCGCCGACTACTAAGAATTTGGCAGAATAAACACCACTAGGACATGTCCAAGTTCCGCTAGAAGTAAAGTCTTGTTGGCGAGTTGTTGCGCCAGGAAATCTAGTTACGCCCATGCTATGCGATCTCCGTTCCAAATGCAGTGAAAGTAAGAGCATTAGCAGTGCCAGTGCGAACTGTTACCACATCCGTTGCCGCAAGGGTTATGCCAAGAGTTAAAGATAGGAAGCCGTTGCCTGGAACTGTTACATCGTAAATAACCGCATTACCAGTAGCCGCAGCAGCGCCAGCAATTCGAGCAAACACGCGAGCGATTGCATCGGTAGCGGTTGTGTTAGCAATATGAAGAGTTGAAACTATCTGCGACTTAGAAGCTCCGACTGTAATTAAATCAGCGTTAGCCGTAGATGCAGGAGCAGATTGTCCTAGGATTTTGTAGGTTGTTGTTGCCATGATTAAGCTCCCATGAGTAGGAATGGATGAGGGTTTGCGCCTTGAAAGTTTTCAATTTGATTAACTGTGCTATCGATGGCATTACCAAGGGTTCGCATCGCTAATGCGCCATCTTTCACATAAGCGGTGTTGTCTGGTTCAGCCCAGCCATAGTTAGGACTTGTTGCCATCGTTCTCCTTAGTCATAGGTAACCCATTCTACCGCAGGATCAACCGCTGACCATATTAGGGCCGCAGGAACATCCTGCCAGCGAGTCGGTGTTACGGAATAGGTAAAGTCGCTTGTGCTTAATGTCAGCGACATTTGGTATCGGTTTATTGAAAATGAATATCCTTCAACGAATCCCTTGTAAGTAGTGTTCTTAATTGGGATTGGAAGAGTGTTAATCTGAATGGGTTCACCCATGGCCATGGCTAAGAATTTATCTCTATCAGCATCCGTAACCACGCTTGAATCAACCTGGACTGTGAATGAAGATAAAGAAGTTCTTGGATAAGCTCTTAGAACCACATAACGATCTGCTTGAACTTGAGCATCTGCGGCATTATGGAGTTCTGTATCTACTGAAGCCGCTACAATTCCATAGGTTGCTTGGCTTGTTAAATCTTCTGCTGATTCTGATCCTGCTCGATAAGACACAATAACCGAGTTTGTAATATCTGCCAGAGTCTTTTGGGAAGCAACATCTCCCCATAAAATATAAGAGTTAGGAATCGTCAAATAGCCATTATCGCGTTGGTCCACGAATCGATGAGATTCATTAGCAAAACCAACTTCATAGTTTGGTGTTTCGTAAATATAGCCGAATGCTTGGGTTGCATAAGTTGCAGCTAGTGAATAGGCATCTGTAACTGGTGGAGTTACTGCCATGAATTCATAAACGCCAGGAGTATCAACCACATCAATTGAAGCACCAGCATCGTCAAAAATTCGTGTCATGCGCAAATCATCATATTCTTTAGGCCAAGCTGAACCGCCGATAATCTTTCGGCTCATGTCAGCAAATGGGCCAACCGCAGTGATTGTTTGAATAGCCGCAGTTCCGACTGATCCCGAAGAACTAATCGAGTTATCAACGCTGGTTATCTTGCCTGTAAATAACGTTACATCTGCACCAGCAGAGTTTTTAACCTTAACCACAACAACCTGGTTCATATCGAACCCATGGTCAGTGCCAGTGGTGTTTAGGATTGAAATATTTGCGAAGCTAGCGCGAGCCTGTTCCCAAATAGAAGTGCGACCAAATCCAATTGAAACGTTCCATAGAGTTAAAGAAGTATGGGCAGTTCCATTTATGACTACTGTCGGTTGAGGATTCCAGGCGGTCATGCACCCACCAATAGCGATGAACCAACGCGGTTGAATGATCCGTTAATTGTTGCTTCTCGGTTTAGAAGGTTAGCAATTTGGCGGGCAGTAGAGATTGGGTCTAGTGCGCCATTGACTGTGATATTGACTGTTGTTCCAGAACCGCCCATAGCACCATTAGGAATGATTGTTCCGCTGCTGGATGAGGTAAATAGTTCTGGGCCGTTCTCGCCAACTAGGTAAGTAGTCCCAGCAGATACTGGACCGCCTGAAGCGCGACCGCCGCCAAATACACCAGCGATGCCTTGGGTAACTGGGTTATTCTTAATGAAGTTCACGAAAGCCACAAGAGCTTTATATGCTTTATCAATTAAACCAACTAGGGTTGAGAAGAATCCGATTACGCCACTAATAGCAACGCCAAGAACCTTGAATGCTGCTCCCAGAACTTCGCCGATAAATGGCGCTAAGTAGGTTTTGCCGAATTCGTAAATCGCTTTGACGAATACAAGGAACTTGTTTAATTCTGTTGAGTTATTGCTTACTGCTTCTGAAACGTTGGCAAATGCTTCTCTTACGCCTTCGATGATTGGAGTGAATAAACCTTTAATGAAATCCCAAACTGACTTAAGGATTGGAAGAACATTATCCTTGAAGTTAGCAGCGAATTCTGAAATAGCAGGAATGGCTTTATCAACGAATAGTGAAACCATTGGAGTAATGGCATCTAAAATAAACCCGCCTACTGTTTCCTTACCTTCGTCGAATGCAACGCTTAAGCGGCGCATTTTTCCATCAAAAGTATCGGCTTGAACTGAAGCCTGGTCTTTGAAGGTTGCGCTTAATGATTGAGTTACTTCATCAAAAGTCATTGACTTTAGTGTTGCTTTATCAATTCCAGTTCCAAGTTTGCCTAGGGCAGCAGTATTGCCTTCATGGGCTTTTGCAAGTGCGTTGGTTACTGACTCAAGAGATTTGCCAGTGCCAGCCGCGATGTCTAATGCAAGGGTTTGAAGTTTCTGGGCTTCTGCAACATCCTTAGTTGCGCGAACCAAACGATCTAGTGAAGGTCGAAGTTCTTCATCTGTAACGCCATTGGCCAGTGAAGTCTTGAGAATATAATCTTCTGTTGCCGCTATTTGGGCATCAGTTGCTCCTGTAACGTTCTTTAAGGATGCGGCTAAGCGTAACTGCGCAGCTTCATCTTCTATGGCTGCTTTAACGCCATCTACGGCTAATTTGCCCGCATAGGCAACGGCAGCAACACCAGCAGCCGCGAATGCAGCGCCAGCGACTTTGCCAAATTTTGTAATCTTATCGCCGAAGGTTTGAACCTCGGTAGTTCCTTTATTAAGGCTTGCGCTAAGGTCTTTTACTTCACCAAGTATCGCTAACTTAAGCGTTCTGGAATCGGTTGCCACTATGCAAACTCCTTAATAATCTTTGAGAATGCTTCTTGCCATTCTGAAATAATATGAGGCTGGGCAGCCTTAAGTGTTGGAAAGATGAAATAGCCCTTATTGCCGCGCCCTAGTGTTGGGGTTCTTCTTGGGAATTGCTTGAATCGGTTAGAACCGAATTCCATTCCACCCCATAGGCTTTTAGTAGTTCCACCACCAGAAAATCTTTGAGAAGCGAAACCTAGACTGATCTCACCAATTTTAGAAGTTTTTGAAACCTTGCCATTATCAGCAATACGGGTTGCAACCTTAGTTGCGACTGTTCTAGTTCCAGCAGCTTCTTTAATCTTTCCTAGAGCGTA